GCGCCGCACAAAAGAAAAGGCAATTTGTCTGGGGGAATAATGAATTTTAAATTCTTGGTAATCGGTGCGTTTTTGATCGTTTTTGTGGGCTGTATTGGCTCAACTCTGCACTACAAAAAACAAGCAGAATCGACCGCACTTTTGTTAAAACAAAGCGAACAAACCATTGAACAAAACAAAGCGATGTTGCAACGGTATGAAACGCAAAATGCGGAATTGACCGAGCAACTCAATCAAGCTAACAAAAAAGCCGAACAACGCCGGCAACAACTAAAGGACGTGCTAAACAATGCAGAAAATAAAATTTGGACTTATGGCCGCGTGCCTGATGATGTTGCTGGCGTGCTCAACGAAAGAGCCACAAGTAAATAATTTACAGCTAATTTGCCCACAAACAACCGAATGTAGACCGTTAAGCGTAAATATTAAAACTAATGGCGATTTAGCTGACGGGCTGAATCAGGCATTAGATCGTATTGAAACCTGTACCACGGCTTACACGGCGATGGACAAGTGTATTAAAGATTTTAATAACCAAAACAGAAACCAAAAGGGAAACTAAAAATGGAAAAAACAAACGCACAAACTTTGTTAGATAAACTTACTGGCAATCTTAAAGATTCGGTCAAAGTCGATGTTGAAGGGGTTGAGTTCACTTTTCTCCGAGACAACAGCGCATATGATCAAATGATGAATGACATTACGACTGACAATAAGGTGACCCCAATCAAAGATTATCTACTTGCGATTGTAGCGCGTGAGCAAAAAGAAGATTTATTAGCAATAATTAATGTACCGGGTCTTGCAGGTTTACTTGCGGGAAAAGTGAATGAGGTATTAGTACCTAAAATTAATATTACGGTAAAAAACTAGCCTCGCGTGTGGATAGCATAGAGCGCAATGGCTTATCGCAAGCTATTGCGCTACGCATGCACTATCTACCACACGAAGATAACAGCGACTACAACTTAGCGCGCGCAATATGGTTAAATAAACAGTATTTCGAACAACAGGCAAATGCCGTGGCAAGCGGTATAGCCAAGGTATTTTAGGATTAAACAATGGCAATTCAGGGGCTTGAGTACATCATCAGCTTAAATGATCAGCTTTCCGCACCACTTAAAGGCGTGATGAAAACCATTGATGATTTAGGCAAACGCGGTGAAGATGCAATGCGCCGAATTGGTTTAGGCGCTGCAGGTGTCATTGCCACGGGTGCAGCGATGAAAAACGCCCTAGATCCCGCCATTGATTTTACGCGTGCGTTGAACGAAGTTAAAGCCACTGGGCGAGATCAAGCGGGTTTAGATAAAATCACTGATTTCGCCCTTGATTTTTCCGCCACTTATGGGGGCGCAGCAACGGACGTAGTGAATTCTACAAATGAAATTGCGCGCGCCATTGATGGCTTAAATGACAGTGAACTCATCGCCTTTTCAAGAGGGTCTAACATCCTTGCAAAAGCCACTGGTTCAGATGTTAAAGCCATGGGGTCGTATATTTCCCAGCTATACGGAATTTTTGGTGACGAGGCGGCCAAAATTGGTAAAGAAAAATGGGTTGAACAAATTTCAGCACAAGCCACTGTGACTGCGAATAAATTCAAGTCATCTGGCGAATCATTAATGCAGGCTTACACAAATTTAGGTTCGTCAGCGAAAGACCACGGCATTAAAACTGCAGAGCAATTTGCCGTTATTGGTAACTTGCAAAATGTGTTTGAAGGCGGGTTAGCCGGTACAAAATACGCTGCCTTTTTAAGTGGCGCGGTAAAAGCACAATCAAAACTGGGTTTATCTTTCCTCGATTCTCAAGGCAAGATGCTGCCGATGATTGATATTTTGGAAAAAATCAAAGGCAAGTATGGAGAGTTAAATTCCGAAAATCTCTATGAACTGCAAAAAGCCTTCGGTACGAAAGAGGCGGCACAAGTGATCAACAATCTTTTACCGAAAATTGATTCACTCAAAGCAGATATTGCAGAAATCGACAAAATGAAAACCCTTGATGATGCCATGGCAATTTCAAAAACTGTGACGGATTCATGGATGCGATTTACTGCCATTTTCCAAAATATCAAAATTGCCATTGGCACACAGATACTTGCAAAACTTGAGCCTGTGATGAATCGTCTTGCTGATATGGGGCAAGAATTTACAAATTGGTTGCGGACTTACAAGAATATTGCCCGTTGGATTGGCTATGCCGTGGGGGCATTAATTGGATTCACCGGTTTAACAGCCGCACTTACCTTGATGAGCGGTATTGTTTCGGCAATTGGTGTGGCATTTTCTTTCTTAGTCAGCCCAGTTATGTTAGTCGCAAGTGCTGTGATTGGGTTGGGTATTGTAATTTATAAATTCCGTTCTCAATTTATGGCATTTATAGCTGGCTTTACCGAAGGATTTAAAATGGCTGGGGTATCTTTCGCGCCGTTGTTTTCTGCCTTTGCGATTGTATGGAGTGCATTGCAACGCATCGGCTCAACTATTGGGCAAATTATTGGCTTATTCGGTAGTGCATCCGATTCGGCATATAGTTTCCAACAATTCGGCGTAGATATGGGCTATGCGTTAGGTACCGTATTTAATATCGTGCTTAATGCCGTGGAATTAGTCGCTCGTTCCTTCGGGTTTATGGCAGATGTGTTTGCTATTTCTATCGGTGCAATGATTGACGGATGGAATGCGATAACCGCACTTTGGGACAGTAACAAACCAATTGAAAGTTTCTTAAATATCGCATCGGAGTTGGGAAAGATTTTCTCAAGAGCTTTTAAAGGTATTGTAAATGCATTTACGGATGTCATTAATTTCATTATTGAAAAAGCGAACAATTTGCCAGGTATCAATATTCCGTTGATCCCTAAATGGGAAGACAGCGCTTTACCAATGAAGGGTAGTGCGACAGCTGTCGGTGCATCAATCGGTGCGCAAGCGTTACAAATGCAAAATCAAATTGGGACGTTGAATACCACATCGCCAAAATTTGAATTGAGCGAGCAAACGAAACCGCAATTTACCAAAATGCCAAGCGGATCGGTCAGCAAAGCTATTACACAAAACCAACAAACAACGAAAACGATTAATTACGGCGGTGTCACCATCAACAGCAACGATGGAAATAAAGTATGGCAAGAAATGCGCAATCGCGAACAGTTGGCCGCGGGGTGATGAATGGAAAAACTCTACCTTGATTTATTGATTACAGGCGAAGACATTACGCTAGATAGCGGAAGTCAGCCTGTTATCTGCGACAACCGTGTATCTATCGCACAAGATATTAAACATGCCATTCTTGAAAGTGGATTAGCGACACAACTTATCGCGGAACGTTCGCGCATTTTACGTCGCGACATTATTTTGCAAATGGTGTTATTGGTTGAGGAAGATGTGCGATTAATCCCAGGTACAGTATTTATTACCGAAGAAAAATTAGGGCAATTATTTATCACTGCAGATACTTATGAATTTGGGCGACTTGATGAATTGGAGTTACGTTTAAATGAGTGAAAATTTTAAACAAATGTTAGCGGAAAGCGGCTTACCCACGGAAGAAACACAAATCCGTCAAGAATTTGAACGCTTAACCGCAGAAGAAGGCTTAATCACCAATACAAGCCGAATGAGTCCATTCTGGCGATTAATTACTGCCATTGCGGTTAAGCCTGTGAAGTGGCTGACTGACCATTTAATCGCGGAAATTCTGCCTAATTTATTTGTAAAAACTGCAAAAGATAGTTGGTTACAAATTCAAGCTTGGGCAGTGGGCTTAGATTTTAAAGCAGCAACAAAAGCAGAAGGTATCGTGCATTTTAAAAAAGAAAGCGATGTAACCGATCTCACCATTAAAGCGGGCACAGTGATTCAGACAGAACGTATTAATGATGTGATTTTCCGCCTTATAGTGACACAAGACACGGTGATCCCTAAAGGCACATTACGCGGTCCAGTGCCAGTAATTGCCGAAAATGCAGGCTCAAACTACAACCTTGCTGCAGGGTATTACCGTATTCTGCCTGAATCTATTGCAGGAGTAAGTGCGGTAGAAAATTTAGAAAATTGGCTCACCTCACCAGGTGCAGATCGTGAAACGAATGACGAGTTGCGCGAACGTTATCGCACACAGTTTTCGAGCGTGGGACAACATCACATTGACAGTGTTTATAAAGGCATGATTGCGAAAGTTGCCGCCTTATCGGTGGACAGAATTTATTTTAAACACGATGCGCCACGTGGTCCAGGTACAGCAAACGCTTATTTGTTGTTAGACACAGGTGTAACCAGTCAGCCCTTTATTGATAAAGTCAATCGACATGTGCGTGACGAGGGTTTTCATGGCCACGGTGACGATTTAATTTGTTATGCCATGCCGGAAACCAAACACAATTTAACGTGCGCAATTTACTTTCAGCCGTCCATTTTTGTCGGCGACGTGCGTAAACAAGAAATCGTACAACAAGTGGAAAATATGATCCGCTGTGCATTCCGCGAAAATAATAATTATGGTGTAACAAGAACTTACCCTTTTAGCCGTTTTAGCTGGTCGAAATTAGGTGAGGAAATCCACGACAACATCAGCGAAATTTCCTCTATCGTGTGGGGGCAAAGCGACATTCAAAGCGATTTATCTATTCCGCGTATTCAGCAGTTATCTGTCACTGTGCAAAAGTAAGGGGCGAAAATGAAAATAAAATTGCCCTTTTGGATGGATAAAGGCGAATTAAGCAAAATCGCTGTGCTATTAGGTAAATGGTGGGATTACGTTTTAAGTGCGGTCAAATTTCCGCACGTTTTTAA